TACTTCTAATCTAAGATCTTGAGCAAGTTTTTTAAGTTCTTGCATAGCTTGTCTTACCCTTGTACCAGCTGTTGAGTTACCTTTGTCGAAAAACTTTTCAACGTCACCTTGAGTGCTTTCGATTAATGCTTTAATTTGTTCGAATTTTTCCATGATCTTTTTTGTTTTTTAAATTGTTATTGTTTATACTTGTTTATTACTGATTGTTTCGCCTTATCTGCTAATTAACACAGATTTTTTTGTTGATCCCTGTTGAACTGACCAATTTTCCCCTAGATAAGAAATAATAATTGACTTCATAAACTCAATATATTCTCCCTTACCGTCGAATTCCAGATTATCCTGGATCTCATCATATATTCTGTTGATCTTAGGATTTGATTCCAAGTAGCTACTTAAACATTTTGATGCGTATTCCATTATTCTAGAAACTTCATTTCCTTCTGCTTTGAACTTCATAGTGTTAGGCTGAGGAACTTCCTCCTTCTCTACCGCTATGTCTTCTATTAATTCATGGGAAATCTCATTCAATGTAAGTACACAGTATGAATTTTTAGGTCCATCTATAACTTCATTATTAGAGTATTTGCCAATTATGAAATGAAATCCTTTTTCATCCTCGCCTTTTTCATCTTCTATATTAAAGAAGTAGTTGTAAATATCCCCATTTTTTACCAACAGGAAAGGTGAAGTCCCGAATCCATCCGATTCATGCATAGATCTTGAATCCTGATCGTTTATTTTAAATTGTTCGAATGTAGATATTATTCTTCCCATTTTTTGATTTTATTTTTCTATATTTTCTTTTAGAGCTTTTACCTCAAGTTCTGCAATTTCGCTCTCTGTTATGATCTCTTCAGATTCTTTGATTCCCTTTCCGTTAATCGAGGAAAGCAAACTATTATAGAATGAAGAAACCCCCTGCGGAACAAGCTTTTTAAATGCTAGGAAATCCTCATTCTCGATCGAGCTTCTGATTTCAGTTCCGGTTGTTGTTCTTGGTGTTTCAATAACTTCTATTTCTTCTGGGAAATCCCCACCAGCTTTTTTAAGATATTCTGATTGCTTTTTGTAATCTTCCACTCTATCATCGCCAGCTCCAATTAGATTAACCTTATATCCCATTTCTTTTGCTATACCGTATATAACACCTAATAATCCTTTTTTAGTTGTGAAGTATCCTTCAACTAATCCTGGGCTATCCTTAACAACTGCTTCCATGTACTTACCAATAAGATCCTCATTGAATGGGGATTTTCCTGATTTGTTATGACCAGGGTTCACAACAGCAACTATACTAGGTAAACCATTTTTCTCTTTAAGGAATTTTGCCATTTTTAGATGACCGTTATGGAAAGGCTGAAATCTACCAACTAAAAGATTAATATCCTTAAGTTCTGGTTTTTTATCTTCCGATTTTTCCTCTAACTTAGGTTTTTCAATATCTTTCTTAGTTGTATCTATTGTTTCTAAAGCCGAAATAAATTCATTATAAGAATAGAAGTGATCGTCATCCTTAGTACTCTCTTCAGATTCACTGGTTACGTAATCAACTTTTTTAGGTTTTAGATTATTCTTTTTAAAATCTAAGAATGAAGGCATTTCTGACTCCATTACAGCAGGTTTTTTGGTTTTAGTTTCTACCCTTTTTTCTATCGAAGATACAAGTAAATTAAACTGATCTATTATACCTGGTGTGATTATTCCCCCTGCTCTTTTTTTGATCTTTCTGAATGAATTAAGGATAAGCTTAAATAATGATTCAAAAGCTTCATCTTCCTCTAAATACTTTAGTACTCTTCGGTCAGTTATAAGATTTTTATTTAGTCTGAAATCTTCCTTCTTTAAATACTCTGGTTCTTGAAAATCTGCTCCTTTGTATTTGTATCCATATTCGTCTAGGAATTTAGAAAATACATCGGAAATAAAAGAAATGTATCTCTCATCCTCCGTTGTCCCTTCTATTTCAAAAGTATCTACACCATTTTCTAGTATGAAGTTCATCACGTCTAATATAGTGATGCCTAAGAAATCGCTAGGTTTTTCCTCTGTTCTTTTCTTAGCCTTTGATTTTGCAAGCTCGGTAAAAACTGGATCTACCATCTTAGATAATATAGGCTCTTGCTCTTCGTCTTCTTCGCCAAACCTAAATACTATTCCCTCTATAGCCTTTTCTAAATCTGCGTTCAAAGCAGTCTTTTTTAATTCAGGATTAAGTACGCCAATAATGAAAGCAACAAAACTTCTTGTTTTATATTCTGTTACAAGATCCTCAAAAGGTGTTCTTAGAAAATCAAGAATTCTATCTTTCTGATCTTTTTCAAGATACCCTTGAAAAATAATAGGTGGTCTTTCAACTCCTAGTAAATCTGCCCATGTATCCAGGTCGTTCTTACCCTGAATTGTTCCCTTAGGTTTTCCGCTCTGATCTTTCTTATGAATATAGGAAAGTATTAGATTGTTCTTAGGAACCTCATCATAAACAATCTCAACTGGAGCACTGTTTGCAAAGTACTCTAATCCAAATCTCCATCCTCTAGGGATTTCGTTTATTATATGGGGAGGCAGTGATTCGATATACTGTATTGGCTTTTCGTAGTACTTCATTAAAGTCCTATCAACCAAAGTTATCGGATTTCTCTGATCTCTCTTATAAAAATTAAATTTGCCTGTTTCACTGTCTCTTTCAACAATGAAAGCAGACCCGTCCATTTTCTCATTAACGGTAACATAAGTATTGAAAAGATTATCAACGAAATCTTTTCCTTTCTTATTATAGAGATCATATAAATGACTAATTCCTGCCATATTTTAAATTTTAACCAATTCTGTTTATTTCTGTTGGTATTTCTAGTCCAGCTCTTTCAAGATATTCCAAAAATCTTTGTTTTATTTCAGGTAATCTTTCACGTAGATCAAATTTTGGATCTTCGATTATTCTTAATAAAGCCTCAAATGTTTTAACGTCACCTGGTGTATATCCTGTACCTAAAGCAAAGTCTATAAATTCCTGAGGATCCCTTGTAACAAATCTTTCACTCCCCTCTAATTTCTTAGAGTGTTTTAATCTAGGGATTCTAATTCCTTTATATGACTTAGTGTGCCAATATAAGCCATCGCTAAGAATCAATACAGGAGCATTATAGTCCATGATTTCACCAGCTTCATCTGTATCTATTACTTCTTTTCTAGCGGATAGTATGGCTGATAAAAGCCAGTTTCTGTGTGCCGATTTATATTTACTTTCGTCAACTTTATAGTTGGGTGAGTAATAAATAAAATCTGCCCATTCCATGCTTGATAAAGGAATAAGATCAAGCTGAACTATTCCTTTTTGCTGATCGCCTTCTATTGGCCAACCTAAACTAACTATATTAAGACCTTTAAGATAATTAATCTCTGGTTCAAATCCAAGCGCTTCTGCAAGTTGGGTTCTTAATATAGAATCTACCGTTGCAGAACATTCTTTATTACCTACGCCATGTTCTCTAGCAAATAAAGTTGAGTCATAGCCAAGATCAAGATCCCCAGATGTGTCATCCTGATTTTTTTTCTTACCTATGCTGCCGATTATAATATACTCTTCGCCATACTTATCAGCATCTATTGTTAGAAGGGGAAAAAGGATTTCTTTAATATTATCAAGAGTTTTTGGAAATTCATCCTCACGAATTCTTCTAGAGGTTTTTATGGCAGCACCACCCTCAAATATTTTAGAAAATCCTGAAAAATTTAAAATCCTATTGCTCATTACTTCTTGTGAATTTTATCGTAATATCTTCCCATAGCACCAGTTAAATAACTGCTGTATTGTTTCTCGTCGTCAGTTTTGGGTTTAAGCGGATCATAGTTTTTACCAAAGTATTTCTTACCCTTAAGAGCACCTGATTTATAAAAATCTTCCGCATCTTTATCTGTAACGTTCTTATCACCAATTTTTTCCTTCTCCCAATCATCCAATACATCTTTCTTTTTAGACTTAAGGTCGTCTTTAGACATTTTTGAATAGCTATCTTTAGAATCGCCTTTAAAGAAGAAATCGGAAATAGCAGCTCCTGAGCTAGCTATTAATCTTACAAAAAGAGGAACAATCGAATTTATTCTATTGATTGTTGACTTTCCCCCATCATCCGGGCCTGGAGTAGTATCTCCTCTAAGCTTGTCATACTCATACTCCATGTTTGCATCCACTTTTTTAAGCCATCTGCTTAGTTTAGTGTTACCTTTATAAAAATCGCTTTCAGACTCTGTTAATGACTCAGTGAAAGCATCGAATTTCTTTATTCTCATTTCTTGGGTTTTTCTTTATATATCCCTAAATTTAAAGTTTTACCTTGTATATCTTATATTCAAAGGATTCGTTCTTATAAATCTGGATTCTTGCTTCTGAGTGCTTCATGAGATAGTTTTGGTACTTAGGTGAAGAAAAGTCATCGACAAAGTCTATTATGTTAACTTTTTCCTTACCCTCCATCTGTCTCATTCCCCTTCCTAAACTTTGTTTAATTAACACCTCACTCTTATATGACTCGACCAAGAAGATGTTATGTAAGTTGTTTATCGAGATTCCAGTTGAGAATGTTCCATAGGTTGCAATAAGTATTTTATTATTTCCCGATGCCATTCTTGATTTGTATTCCTCCCTTAAACCTTCGCTTGTGTCTCCATCTACATAGAAAACCTCTTTTTCACTATTCTTCTCCCTAAGTAAATTCCATATTTGCTTACCGTATTCATCCTTAACAGATTGGAAAAGGACTAGCGAATTTTTTGATGTTTTGTTTATGAAATCAACAACATAGTTAAGTCTTTTTTTGCTCTCAACAACAAGCTTTCTTTCTAGATTATAAACCTCATTTCCCTCTAAATTGTTATTATTAAGCTTTAGATCCGCTAGTTTGTCCTTATATTCCTTTTCTAGCCAATCCATTATAACAACTTTAATCGAAACTGGGGTTGCATAATTATTATCAAAAAGAAAACTAGGCGGTATTTCAACTATTAGTGGACCGAGGAATTGCTGGATCGTTAGGTAATCTGCAGTTCCTCTTTTAGTTAATGTACCTGTTAATCCGAATCTCCACGTTGAGTGCATACAGTGTGCAACAATTTTCTTGATGGACATTGAATTTGTATGGTGGCACTCATCCACAAAAACCAAATCCGCTTCTTCGAAGAATTCAGGATCTTGTTTAACCAAAGACTGGAATGTACCTATAATAACATCACATCCTTCTCTTAATTTAGATCCACCACCTATTTGTTGTATCTTAGAACCTAGCTTATGTAATCCATAATCCTCAAAATCTTCACTACCCTGGAAAACCAAGTTGGTACTAGGAACGATCATAAGGAACTTTCTAATAAGACCTTTCTGTCTAAGATATGCAAATATCATAAACGAGATTAGAGTCTTGCCAGATGATGTTGCAACCTCTGAAACGGAGTATCTGTATTTGATCAGCTTCCACGCTGTTTCAATCTGATAATCTCTTGGCATCTTATTTGGATCACCGCCAATACCACCTTCAAAAAATTCATTAACCCATTCAGTATATTCCTCTAGAGTCAGGTCATTATTAACTATTTTATCGAGACCGTTTATTTCGATCTCGATATTGTAATCTTCACCTATCTGTAAAACTTCTCTCCAAAGACCTATTGGAACTTTCCATGCTCCGCCTTTCTTTTCGATGAAGCATATGTTACCATCCCAGATTTTTTTCTTCACCAAAGGATGGAAGTAGAAGTTGTGTATCTTCTTGGTTAATGATATGTCTATCTGTTTCTTCTCAACCTCGTCAAGTGCTTCAGTTAGCACTATCCATTGATGATCATCGGAAACTCGGAATTTAATCATTTTGTATATATTCTATTTTACTGTAGAACCTCTTAGATATTCCTCGAGTGATATCCTCTGGCGAACCCCATAAAGCATATGATCCACAGTTTGTACTGTTTGATCTATAAATTTTCTGTGGCTTTCTACAAGCTCTATCTTTTCTGCGATTTCAGTTAGGTCACCTTCAATTAATACGGTCTTTTCATTAGCTCCATACCTAACATCGCTTCTTTCTGAATAATCCTTTAGCTTTTTTGCTCTCTCCACTCTCCCTTTTGAATTCAATTTAGATACAATAGCTGCTAGCTTATAACTATATTCAAGTAAAACCTGACGTTGGCTGAAAAGATCAACCTGTGCTTTAGCTAAAGTTTTTATATCCTTCATTAGGATACCTATAACTTGTATTTTTTCTCTCCATTCAGATCTTTCGTTTTCGAAGATCTTACTAAAATCAGTCTTTTCGGTTTTTTCTGCTGACATCTAAAATAGTTTATTTTTATCTTTATTTTTACTGCTAGATAGATTTATAACCTTAACAGTGTTTTTATTTTTTTCGCTCTTTTTTTCTTTGGGCTCCTTTACCACAGGTTCTACAAATTCCATGCTGACCTGATCTATCAGATTATCCTTCAGCTTAAGAGGAAATTTTATGCGGGGAGAACTTCTCTCATCGCACTGTTTTTCCCATTCATCAGTTTTGTCCGTGACCGATCTAGTATCACTTATCGATAAAATATCTAAGGTCAAGTGCTTCGTTGGTAAAGTAGTTATCAAATCTCTTAATTTTTTTTCCTGTAGTTCTAAGATGAACAACTATATCATTAAGATCCCATTTTCTATTCTTTGTTATATCGTTTTCTTCTAGGAATTTTCCCCAATTGAAAACAGTAAATCCTTTAGCTAAAAGATCTACGCTTTTCTCTATCCCCGCTTTATCCCAATCGTACCAATACCTTAGATCCTCGAATTCAAACGGAAATTTATTCTCTATCGAGCAAAGGCCGGCAGAATTTATCCACATCCAAGAATCCATTGGTCCTTCGAATATTGTAACTGGCTGGCCAAAGTCCAAGAATCCTATACCAAAAACATGAGATATTGGGTCGATAGTTCTTGCTTTTTCTATAAGCTCTGCATCTTTCCAATTTAAAAGTTTTTCATAAATACCACTTAATTTGTAAGTGAGATATTTAGATGAGCCTTTTATTGAATTCATGTTTCTAACTTGTAGCCCCATTATCTTATCATCGGGGGTAAGATTAAAAAGAAATAATCTTTCTTTTTTTCCATCCCAGGCAAATCTTGAATCTATTCTCTGATTTCTTTTCTGGATATATCTCTGTATTTTAGATCCCCAAACTTCCTGAAGATCTAAAGCATTCATAAAGTCAGATCTGTTTATTAAAATATCTGAGATATCATTATCGAAAAAATAGCTGATATCGACCTTACCGTATACGGTTCTTCTTTTGGTTCGGTTTTCTTCAATAATAGCTTTTATTTGATCCTTCTCGCTTCCTGTTAGTTTGTTAAACAAACCAAAATCCTTCATGAATGATATAGAATCTTTGAATATTCCACAACCTCCGTTATAGCATTTATATGCCATAGTATCCAAATAGAAATTCCCACGTTTCTTTTTACCATCGTTGGAATCACCACAGTACGGGCAGGAGAAATTCAATCTGTTACCCGCCTTATAAACAATTTGTTTTGCCGGATTACCTTGAAATTCTCTGCTGAGGATTACCCCTATTAGATCTTCTATTCTTTCTGGTTGCATGAGATAAAAAGGGGACAGCAATAAAGCCGTCCCCAGTTAGGTTATCTATTAAAGATCGTTATAAAGATCCTCTAATGAAGATGAAGTTGAGCTAGTGTTAGGCCTAGCTGGTGCTTCGGTTTGAGCCGGTTCTTCTCTTTTAGTTGAAGATCCAACTTTAGTCTGAGCAGCTTCAGAGTAGATGTCATTAGATGAACTAGCAGGTGCACTAGGTGCGCTTCCAGTAGGAGATGTACTAACACCCCCTAGTATTTCATTAATAATACGAGCTTCTGGTACAGTGTTTTTAATAACACTCATAATTTTTTCGGTCATATCGTCATCCCAATCTTTGTAATCAAAGCTTGTTAGATTTTTTGGACCTTCATTTAGGTATTCCAATATAGTATTCATGTCATCCTGATTTTTATTCATCGGTTTGCCATTCACTTGGATTGGACATTTATCTCCAACAAAAGAACATAAATCGTAGTTGTTCCATTCTCCTACTTTTCTAACTTGAACTGCAAATAATTTGCCTTCAAATAAATCAAAAGGATTTGATGGTTCGCCATACTCAGGTTGAAGTTGTGCTTCAACAAGTTCATTTAATTTTTTACCAAACTTAAAGATCATAATTTTACCTTCTAATTCTGGTTTGTTCTTGTCCTGAACGATTTGGATTAAAGAATAGTAATCCTCTTTTCTAGAAAATTTCTTAGCAAGCTCTTGATCTGCTGCAGAATGAGAATTTTTTAATTTCCAGAAAAGATCTTTAAGGATTGATCTTTTTCCTACTGTCGAAGGACAATCAGCTGAGAAAGCATTCCCACTGATAGGATCGTTTAGGTAAACGTAGTATTTGTGAATTTTAGATTTAGCGGGATTAGCCGGATTCGGAACGAATCTAATTAAAGCTTTGTAAACCCCGTCTTTACCATCCTCCGGATAGGGTTTGTAAAATTCAAGGTCTTTTCCTCCGCCTTGTTTAGCGGTTGGTGTTACGAACGCCTCTGCGTCGAGATTGAAAATGTCTAAATTGCTCATGATTTTTTAAATTTAATTTTTAGTTTTACTTTGTGTTTTATTTTTGTTTCTCTTGATTTTCTATTTTCCATTAAAATTGATCTTTTTTCTACTTATATCTTGTTTTGACTTGCATTCTTCCTTCATTAGATTGACCATACGGAGATAAAATCCTGTGCTAGGAGTTTTTATTAAAGCACAAGGTTCGTCACCATAGTGAGCTTGTAAATAGCTTATATGATTACTTCTATGTTTGGCTATCTTGGTGATAACGCTCAGTAAATTTAAAGATTGATTAGTTGCCTCTTCTAGGGGGTTTAGATACTCCGCCTTTTTAAAAAAATAGTTTAAATTACTAGAGGCTTGTTGCGAGTTCGTGTTTAAATTTTTCTTTAATTCCATAAATTTCCTTTAATTCTTTCTTTAAATACAATGTTATCCAAGTTGCGTCCACAATATCATCAATCGGTTTATTAACTACCTTAGCGGGTGTTATCCACTCTGTCTTGTTTACTTCCAATATATTACTAAAATTTTCTAAATTTGTTTCACTCTCTTTAAAATTAATAAGAGCTTCATAAAGCTCATTTTTTTTTGCATTTCCCTTTAGTGCAAATTTTTTAATAGACGTCGGGGAGAATACATAAAACTTGTCAGCTCCCACCCTGTCTATTATTTTTTTTCTAAGTAAAGCAGTTGCCATTGATATGTCTATTAAGGAATTACCGTTAGATGAGAAACTTAATCCCTCCATTGCCACATAGAATTCAGATTCACCCATGATATCGGAAATGCTAGCCCATAATTGATCAACTATCCCCATGAAATAAACTATCTTTATTCTTTCCCTCCCTGTATAATCATCAGGAAGATCTTTTTTTTCTACAAAATATAGATTAAAATCGCTTTCCGTATCTAGTATAGCAAATGGTTTTTTCTGGCTCTTCAAATGTGATTCTGGTGATCTGTCGGATCTTGTTAAAGATCCCCAAATATATTTACCATCTTTATAACAGCAGAAAGCCGGCGAGTTTAGAGAGAAATCTATTCCTATTACATTCATACAAAAATTTAGGAATTAAGAAGGGTGAATAATTTGACCTACTGATCCGGTATATCCATAAACTTTAGAAAGCTTTTCAAAACATGATTTCATTTGTGCATCAGTTAAGCAGTTTACCAAGTCGTTTAATACTCTTTGGTCATTACCTGCAGCAGATACCAAAAGATTTTTCATCTGGTCTTTTTCCCCGCCTAGTGGTTGGCCATACTTCATTTCGTTTAATTCTTTTACGTCTGAAAACTTTTTCATTTTTATTTGTTTAATTTAATTATATATCTTACTTAGCTTCAAGAACTATATCTAAATAGTTACATTTAAAGCCTAAGTTAAATGTTGAATAAGTAGGGTTATTCGTGGTGTAGTTTAATTCTAATTCAGAAAAAGAGGTAAATAAAACCTCTTGAAATGTCACTGACATAACTATATTACCCTCATTATCCATTATTCTCAGAGGAAGAGCCTGAATGAATACCTGATTATTAGCAAAATTAAGAAAGTCTAAAACCGTGTCAAGCATTATAAAATAGTTTATAAATCCATCAGCCATTTTAAAGTTCATACTAAAATCCTTATCAAAAAGATCCTGTATAGGTGTAGAACTCTTATAAGCTACCCTTTTGCCCAAGTTTCTAACTTGCTCTACTGAATCTATTGACAGTCCAGGAAATCCAACAGACTGTATTGTGCTATTTACATATTGAGCGACATTATCAAATGGGATTGGCTGTTTCTTAATGTAGTCTTCATACTTCTTTGTCACTTTTTCAGAAAAGAATCCCCTGGGGAAATTGAAATAAAAACTATTTGATTTCGGATTGAGTAACATATATTAAAGATTTTGTGCTGTATTTCTTTCCGATGCGGCTGTTGTTCTTGTTGTATTTGTAGTAACAGCGGGTGCTATGATATTAGATAGTGTAGCTGTAGAAAGAATACCATTTGCAGCAATTTTAAACTGGGTCTTAGTTAATCCAGGATATTGGATATATCCAGGTTTTCCCGGTGTTAAGAAGTAATTTACTATAGTCTGATCTGGCCATCCCGTAGCAACAAACCCTTGCATCTGAGCAGCTAATGCACTTGTCAATGCTGATCCTGATAATTGCTGGTTAGTGTTACCAGTAGTTGCAGTTATCCCCGCCGTAAATGTTCCACTATTTTCATTAGATGCAGGTTGGATACTTTGAACTATATTTCTAGTAGGTGCCTGTGTGATTGAGCCAACTAACTGACTTCCTGATGTTGTCGCAGTAGTAGGCAGGGTAACAGTAGGTGTGTCAGTAGGTAATACTATTACCTCACCTTCTTTTTTCCAATATCCCCAGAATAAAACTGATGTTGATTCGTTAGATACTGAGGTTTGGGTTGTTAATGGAATTGAAGCAGCAGCGGTTTCGTTAGAAGCTATAGATCTTAGTTGTGAATTAGAAGCAACAATATTAGTAGCTTGTACCTGTACACTTTGCGGATTAACAGCTCCGTTAGCCTGAGCAGTTACGTTACCGTTTGTTATAAAGAATCTTCTATCTGTAAATTTAAGAACCTTAGTTGATTGGGTTTCATCTATCTTAAAAGCAAGCTCTCCCAAAGCAGGTTTTGCTATGTTGTTATCCTGTAATGACGGTACATAATTTTTATTTCCAGAATCATCAAGGAAAGCAATCTTATAAAGTCCACTATTACTTAAATCTATTGCAACAGGAATACCATTAGGTCCTTCCTTAATGAATTTAAATTTATAGTAGTTATCAAAAGGTGATAAGGATACTGTGAGTTTTCCTACTCCTAATGCGGTAACATTAGATGTTCCGTTATTTTGGGTTAGATTGCCATTGGTAAAAGTTAAATTTGCTGCAGTAGCAGTTACATAGTTTTGTTGGATGAAAACGTTTGTGTACTTAAAAATTTCCTTAGGTATTGGGGTGTTACCGGAGCCAACACTAATCGAAGATGCTGAATAAACCCTATTGTATATTTTCTGAACCTGAGGCAGATTCTGAAGCTTTATTGGTGTTATTGTTGTTCCCCACTGAGCAGGATTGTTTGAGGCATAAGTTGATATTCTAACCACTCTACTTTGATCAACGCTGTTTATTAATGACATTGTATATCTCAAAAAGAATGATGAAGAATATGCTGCATTTCTTATAATAGGTCTATAATAATTGGGCGAATCATATGCAGTAGTTTGTGTTGATTCAAATCTGGAAGTTTCTATTATAGCAGCACCTATCTGTTCAAGAACCTCTATCTGATGACTTATATAATAACTATTTCCTATCGAATTTTGAAAAAGAATGAAATCCTCTACAAATCCTTCGTTATCCGTTGCATAGTACTCAAAGAATTGTCCTTTATTGGATTCCTTTATAGTTGCTCCGATGTTACTAAAAGGATCTTCTTGCTCTAAAGAAAGAAGAGCAATTCTTGCAGAGTCATATCTTGAATAGCCTTCAAAATTAGTAGTACTTTGTACCTGCCAAGCAGATATTCTTATAGGTGCGTCAGAAACAAATCCATTTCCACTCTGGCTTATTAACGAGGCTAAAGTTTGCGGCCTAAAAAAATCAGATGCAGAAAGATACTTATAATTCATATCCTTAAGATTCGGTATCTTAATCTCAAAGTACTTATCGTAAATATTAGATCCAATAACTACGGGATTAGGATTAAGTTCGTAATCCTGTTCTGTTCCTTTCTTGAGTAGTATCTGTGAAGCAGTTACGTAATTTAAGTTCTGGTCTTGAAATTCTATTTTAAGTATTAAACCATCTATATTAGAAAGGTTATATCCAGCTCTAATGTGATATTTAACAGTGTCATAAATTACTAATAAATTAGACGGAAATACTATCGGTAGGTCCGCACTATTAGTCAGCTTATCTGAATAATCGTTGAACGGAATTATTAAATTTGAATCTAGAGTAACAAAAGAGTTAGTAGTAATTTGTACAACGCTATTGCTTGCAGTGTTGCGAGTTAAATCATAGTCAACATTCGGATTGAATATCTGTACAGCATTATCCTGATAGCCATTAATAAGTTTATCATATCCTATCGTTGATGGACCGCTGTTAACAAAGTGCTCCTCTGGTTGCGGTTGATCGGCATACATATACTCCATTAGGAGGTATGGGGTAAGCTGAACGTATTTTGATGTTGTGCTGTAAGCCATTTAATTTTAAATTATTTTCCGAATTGTAAAAATCTTGGTGAATAATGAACACCAAATCCAATATAAAATCCAGGGGAAAGCCCAGCAGAAGATCCAGAAATTCCGTATCCAAGTTGAACACCTAGTCCAAATTCCTTTCTAACTGATTTTAAAGCTTTTTTAGTATCTGCATTGTCAGTTATATCAAAAGAGTTAATATCATTAAATGCTAATCCAGGATAAGTTGTGGTTATTCTTGTCATCATTCTTTTGGTTTTAGGATCCCTGTATATTCCCGTTGTAATATCTATATTCTGTTCCATATTTAAAGAGGTAAGGCCCGGTAAAATTGTAGCTATGTATTTAGTTGAATCGAGGGGATCTACATGAATATTTATGGTATATGGTGTTTTTCCTGTTATTTTTAGCTTATTATTTCCTGGCATCTGTGGATTATGTAAAAAACTAATTGATTCGTCACCATTAGGATCTTTTATAATAGTAGATGTTATTTTAAAGGTATCCCTAATCTCTGTAATAATATTTATTACCGAATTTGGTGTGTTACCCCTACCGCTAGATCTTAATCCTAGTTGATGTATTAGTTCTTTCTGACTTTTAGAAAGCTCAAATGCTTTTAATTCATAAGCTGATTTCTCTTGGATTAAATGTCCATTCTTGCTCTTAATAGCTCTTACACTATCTAATGATGTCAAATAATTGTTATGCTCTCTTTTAGCCTCAGCTTCTATGTGAGCAGTTTCCCCACATTGTTTTAAAAACAATAGAATCATAATGACAATAATGACAAGCATTGTAAACCTGCTGCTTAATACTGAGGATACTTTTAATAACGTATCCTTATTTAATAATTTCATATATAATCTTTTTTTTCCATTTTAGTCCCATAGGATCCAGATGTCCTTCTCCGTATTTTTCAGATAAAGAATCGGAAAAATGTTTTTCTCTTCTTCTACACTCTTCAAGTTCTTGAATTAGCTCAGAAGATCTGATTCTCATCTTCTTAATTGTTTCCTCCACGGTCATTATTTCACCATGAATTCTAATGAACTCCTGTGAAATATTTAAAACTTTTTCTTTTTCTTTTTTAGTTAGTTCAATCATTTTTTGTTTTTATTTTAAGCTTATAAATTATTATTGTGCTCCCGTTGTCTGCCCACTTGTTCCTGATGGTGCGGTATCCACTACTGTGCTTCCCACGATATATCCATTAGCCAATGTTATGTATCCACTAATTCCATCACACGTTTTCCAAAATACTCTAGGATTTCCGTTTGTTGTACTTGCGGATCCAAGAAAGGTTAGATCAACATAGCAACTTTCGGTAGGAAACGTATTCAATCTAAATCTCATGTAATATTGAATTTTAGTAATAGCTCCTCTGACAGATACAGTCCAATAATCAAAAACTAATCCAGCTATTTTATAATTTTCAGTAGAATCATTCAGAAATATTCTATATGTATTAGTATATCCTTTAGTATAAAGTCCTTCCACATTTTGCTCATATGAGGTTGGTATTCTAAGAAAAACCTCGTAGTTAGTAGAAAATGTATAAAAAGTAGGTGTAACTAGAATCAGATTACTGTCCCAAAGAGAAACAGAGGTTAAATCAATTACATTATTAATAACTACGGAAGCGAAGGCGGAATCTCCCCAAGCAGTTGCACTTAAGGTAATCGTTTCAGCTCTGACCTCTTTTACTCTCTTAACAGGATAAAGATAAGGACCTCCTGTAGCTCCTGCAGCCTGTCCTCCAGTAGATCCAAATGTGGTTTGAATATGTTTACCAGAAGAAACAGATCCTCTAGGTTTAGCAGAAAATATTGGTGCATTTTTAAAATCAAAGAATTCAAAAGCAGAATCCTGAGTGCTAGAAGCTAGAATTGATATACCTGCTGTGGACGTAGATGTTCCAGAAGGTGTGTTTTTAGTAGCATCGAAAACCATTTGTCCAGATGGAGCATATTTAGTTATCTGAATTTTTATGGGTATTTCTGATAATAATCTTGATGAAGACAATTTTAGATTAGAAGAATTTATTGATAAATTACCCCCCACTCCAATTGTTGTATTTGAATATAGATAAAAATCCCCAGTTCCCCCGACGGTAACATCCTGAACGGAACTTATCTCTGCGTAATCCCCATATAAAATAGATCTTGCAGTATAAGAATCTATAGTAATCCCGCTCAAAGCAGATATTTCAAAATTGCCTGTTGAATAATATCTTAAAGAAGCTGAACTTCCAGCTGTTCTCCAATAAAAACCGGGTACTCCTGTTGACGTTGCTCCGGTTTTAGAGAAAGTTAATATAGGCCTGGTTGTTTGATCCTCGGTAGAAACTAATAACTTGCTTCCATTTGGATTTATTCCTGCTATTGAAGTGTAATCATCAGCGATAACCAAAGATGTATTAGATGCAGTTAAACCAGTCTTTATGCCTACCGCATACTTATCTGTTATTCCCAAAGGTCCTATTATATAATCATATGCAAAAAGGTATGCTGACGTAAATAATGAATACCCACTATATGCCCATGCACCTCCAGTTCCTAATGTATTTACCTTATAATCACTAGTGCTAGAATCTATCCACAAATCAAAAGGATTCGCTGAAGTTGGACCGCCATTAGATTTATACCAAACTGTACCTCTTAAACCTGTAGCTCCACTAATACCCCTCCTTCCCGATGGGCCATCATATCCAGCTGAGCCCTTAGGTCCTTGATGACCGTTAGGACCGACTGCAAAAGAAAGTATTTGATCAAAATTATAGTTGATCTTTCTTTTTATTTCAGAAGATGAATCACCAGAAAAAATATATTTAGTATTAAAGTGCATATGTTAAATTGCTGTTGAACCTGTTGTGTACATTACTCCACATTTACTTCCTACTATATTACCCCCATATGCGCTATAGTAGACTTTAAACCATCTAACACTGGAAGCAATTGAAGCTCCCTGATTTAGATTCATTATAGTAAAATCTATATGTGATGCTCCAAAACTATCAGATCCTGTTAAATCAACAGCCTGAAATGAAGATAACGGAGCGGAGGGTGCAATATTGAAAGTGCTAGAAGTATTTAAACCTAAAAACCTAATTAACTTGCTTTCTGAATCTGTTCTAACTCTAAAATTAATTGCTTCATGATCATTAAGCATTTCGAGCCATCCTCCATTACCATTAGGGTTAGTACTTCCCCCGCCATTAGAAGGAGTCCATAAACAAACACCGATAGCAGCTGAAGGGCCAGATACAGAGGGAGTAATAACAAAATCAGTACCATTATTACAGGTTATTCTTTGACTTGCTGTACCACCAGCTCCAGAATAAACTGATCCAGGTATTGCTGTATACCACTGAACAGAAACGCTAGGTCCAGACATGCTGACACTACCAGTTACAGTTGGGGTAACTGTTTGTGATGGCTGTATTGAATTAATTCTCTTATTATACCAAACTTCTCCGTTAGCCTTAACGTCAAATATAACTTCACTTGCTGTATAAGCTAAGAATAGCCTGGAAACTCTGCTAGATATTGTATTTGCCTGATATCTTAAATTTCCAGAATTTGATCGCGTGCTTTCCAACCAAAGAGGCGGAAGCGAACTATTTAACGAATTGGAAAAATTAAAACTAATAGGCATTTCAAATCTGTCCCCGCCAGTACTAATAGAATATTTAATATTCATATTGGATAATAATAATGTCCCCGTTGATGAGAGATTTAATATAAAATTACCGATAGTTGTTACAGAAAGACCCTGGCTTCCCGCTAGGTTTAGATTAAACCCGGTAGACCTATATCTTGAATTTCCACCCCCATTAGTGATTGTCGAAAGCTTTAATTGTCCAAGTGGTATATCAAAAAATAAGGAATCGCCATTTTTCCACGAAAGCCCATACTTCAAAGCTAATGCTGTTGAAGTTGAATTCCAATAAAATCTAGGCGTTTTTGTATTAAATAAGATATCTGTCGAATAATTGCTTTTGCTAAATTCAATAAGATTTTTTCCAGTAGCCCCACCGTCTATTGCAATCACAACCTTAGAATATTGTGGGTTTGCAATCGGATCACCACCTGCAGATAAAGGATTATCACTAAGTACTAATGTGTAGTCAAAAGGATTTGTTGAAACTAGTGTGTATCCATTATATGCAGAATTACCTGCAGATGTAGGAATATTCGGATAAACCCTAAATATGTCCTGCGAGAGGATTCCAAATCCGTATCGGCTCCATCCGGAGGAAGAAAATTGATAAATCTGATTACCTGATCCGGTTCTTGTATTTAACCAGAAGTCATTATTAATATAGCCAGTTAATCCAGGATCAGTAGCTCCTACAGTCCAAATACTACCTCTACTTCCCATATCTCCATAAGAACCAACTGGGCCTGTTTGTCCAGGTTTACCCTCAGGCCCCTGCTGTCCTATCTTTCCATAAGGACCTCCACCGAAAGTTAGGATGTCAGAAAAATTGGAGTTTATTTTATCAACAAAAACTTTCTGATTGTCTCCTTCTTCTATTCTTAGTAATTTTAAATCTGGCATCTTTTCTACTGAATCTTAATAAGTTATTGTATATATCAATAAGTGAAAGATCCCCCGGAACCTCCAGTAGATCCTATAGCACCGGTTAAAGACCAGGGGGCATAAGCACGATAATAAACAGTGGTAACATCAGTTCCAGTAACCCCTCTAGCAATTGTAAGATCAACCGTTGGAGCTAAGAATGGTAAAGTTACCTTAGTTATGCAAGAAGCTGAAGCACCAGTTCCTACCCCAATAAACTTAAACCCTGAAGCTGAAGTTGTTGGTGAATCTGAGCTATTATGAACCGTTATATCTATTGACTCACCCATTTGAAGACCCCCAGATCCGCCCCATCCGTAATCAGAATCGTTATATAAACCTAATCCAACATGTTGTCCAGAAACTATAGCTGGATTAATTATCATGGTATTTCCGTTATTCAAAGGGGATCCTACTGTTGCAGAAGTTCTAGAAATAAAATACCAATTTATTATCGTTGAGCTACCTCCGCTTATCCCGGTAGTTCCTGGATTAATAGACGGGTATGATATGCTCTCAAATGTTTTATTCATTTTAAGTTTTCCCCTAGTAGAAAGCCAAACTTGTTTCCCAGTTGAGTTTTCTAGTGTTAAATGATAAATACTTTGAGAAAGAGTGCTGTATGTGTCTCCAGTTCTAGTAGATCTAAATCCAGCTGTTCCCGATGGTGTTATTTGTGTATGTGGTGTTGCTGATGCTACTGTTGATATTGATTTAACAGGCTCAAGGAAACCACCAGATACCCCTGACACGTTAATATATTTACTCGTTACATTAAGCTGTCCCGTTGAGTTGATACTATATCCACCTGTTGCATAGATTCCAGATCCTGACGTAACACCATAATCTATATCGGTACCTTTTTGTGATTCCATTTTTAATGAGGAAAAACTTGATTCAAATCCTCCAGAAACCCCAATATCTAAAATACCTCCGGGAACCGCCATAGCTAATGAATTGTCAGTCGGTACACTAGAAGGCCAATAGAAAAATGGATGTAAAGAATAATCCGCTATGCTACCGTCTGCTATGTCACTCCTGGAAAATTCTAAAAGTGGCGAATCGTTTATGGTGGAATCGGTAGAAATTGAGAATTTTGAAAGCAATTCGTTTATAACACCATTCTCGGGTGTAACATCACTTAGTATAAATAAATAATTCTTAGGCAATACCTGAGACATTTGTATAGCAGTACCAGTTCCCCCTACGTATGTAAAATTATCTATTCTAAATAAATCTGACCCAGATTTTATATTGTATCCTGTTGGATTCCATCCAGTTAATTCAAGAGTGTATATGTTACTGTTTACTGAGTTTACCCAATAATCTCCTTCCTGAGCGTACCCAGCAGGAGATACGGAAGAAACAAACCATCTAGTCCCCCTTGCCCCATCCAATCCAGTAGGTCCAAAAGTTCCGGAATCTCCTATAGCTCCTCTATCTCCAGTAGGACCAACTGTACCCTGATTCCCTCCGTGTAGCTCTACTACCTCATCAAAATTGTTATTCAGCTTATCAACTAGTTGACTCTGGTTATCTGCGTAGTTTAATGACTGTATATTAGTATTTGGCATTTTTTTATATCTTAGCTATTCTTATGTTAAACATGAGGGAGTAATAAAAACCAACTTCGGTTGAATATTCAAACTCGTATATTAAATCAGTAATTGGTGTTAATTTATAGTTGTTATCTATAAAATATTCCAATTTATATCGATCACTAGAGAATAAATCACCTCTAACTATTTCAGAATCAGGTACTACTGAGTTTGCAACCTTTTTAACGTATAAATCAAATACGTCTCCTCTGTATATAGGAGCAACATTTAGATCTATGTATGTGTTGACATCATCATTTATTGACAGGGGGTCACCAACTCCAAACTGAGATATCATATTATCTATGAAAACCTTTTTTATCCCCGAATTTAATAGATATCTTCTAAGTATTCTATCTACCCTTATTATACCCTTTATTTTTCTTTGATCCTGAAAATTTTGCCAAACAATCTCTGCATTTGGAAATACATTTAGATCTATTTTATCGAAATCAACGCTAGAAAGGTACGGTCCAACAGATCCTATTCCCGTTCCGGAATTACTTTTAGATATTTCCTGGACGCTTTTAATGTAGCTGTCTATTGTTGCGTTTAGTGTCTTTACGTTCCTACTTCCTGTTGTTCTAGAAATTTCTAATGTAATATAATTATTAGCTTGAACTGGATCTGGGGTCTGCATAACTTTGGATCCAAAGAAAGTTTTGTATTCTTTTATACCTCTGGTTCCTGCTACGGGAGAGCCTGAATTAGTGCTAATGTACCTGTCATAATATCCAGGATCCCAAGATGATGAGAATACATTAAAGTCTTTTCTAGATATAGGTGTCAATCCTATTAAGGGGTAAACGGGACCTTCCGGATAAGAGCTAGCAGCAGCTAGTATATTAGATCCCTCAGAAACTTTGGTATATGATAAATTTTTAGATATCCCAAAATATACCTTATTAGGGGCAAAGTTACAATTTCTGAACGAAAGATCTATAGAATTTGATCCGGCCAATGTATCATTTTTATCTCTATCGAAATGAATAACTTTTCTGAATATCGGTTCATATTCCCCAGAGTATCTGGTTAATATAGAAGGACGTGTCGGATCTAGACTTTGTATATTATATCCGGTTTCAACTCTTGCTCCATTTAAAGTTTGTGGTCCATTATAATCTCTTATAACTATAGATCCGCTAGGCTTAGTTATTTTTGTTGGTCTTTCGAAATATAACTCGAATCCATTATTAACAGTTACTGTAGTTTCTGAAGATAAATTCCATTCATAGGTTGAATAATTTATGTAAGGAGAACTTCTATTAAATTTATCTGCTATATAGGAAAGAGAACATCTCGATAATAGTCCTTTGTAGTAATTAGATCCCCCACCTATCTGGATAACTGGCCTATCTTTGTATATTGAAGATGATATACCTAACGGAACAGTCACCGGATTAGATGCAGAAAAAGGAATGGTAAATAAGTATGAAGATCCTGTATCGACTTTACCAAATTCGACAAAACTATCGCCAACACCGGTTGGCCAAGGATATGTTGCCGATAACGAAGCTACACTGAAGCTTCCTGTACCTGTAGAACTTGGTCCTCCAGTAGCACCGTTAGGATTAGTGACGTAGATTGTATGTATTTCTTCTCTTAAATCCGTATCGTATTCTGGATTTTGTATTATGTTCATTACCCCCGTTGTTCTGGTTGTATTAACTACACTTCCTGAAGTTAAAGAAAGATTTAAAGCAGCACTCAATTTTATATCATCTATTAAATAAAATTTTTGAGATGACACTAAAGGGTATTCTATTTTTTCCTTGTCATTTAATGTATAAAGAAGTGTGTAATCTAAAATAGGATTACCTCCGGTACCCCCAGTGTATCCAAGATCAAATGCTTTTTGATCTTTTATGACAACATCACAAACAAAAAGTATAAATTTTTGCTGGTCGTTTTCAATAACCTGATATTTAACCGGGGATTGTATAACTGATGCATCCTCTGGTATTGCTCTTAGTATAGCAGAAAATTTGTAATCTTCGTAACCCCTGTAATTTTTTATATACCTATCTGATTCAACGGATCCATCAAAAAAAGTATCTGATCTTTTTTTCAGAACTACCTTACTACCTCTGAATATTGTTTCATAGTATCCAGAAGCTTGGCTATAAACTAATGGAGTAAAAAGCTCTTTTGTATAAAATGCGTTGTCACTAAACTCTGAAGCATAGTCATAAGGTTCAACAGTAAAATAAGAAGAAAGATATAAAGCATCTGCCGGATCTGCGCTTCTAGCTTTATCTAAATCTATTTTATATGGAAGATAACTATTCTGATCATTCATGAACTCCTTAGGGAAATATCTAGGAGGTTGTTCTAATAAAAACCATTCATGTGTTAAATACTTAGAATCCGGACTTATTTTATCAAAACTTGGGGAAAAATTAGTAGGTGAGAAAGCTGGGCTGCTGTTTAATCTATACTTATTTCCTCTAGAATCAGTACCTAACGAAGATCCCCATTTACTTATATAAGGAACTATTCTTGATATATTGGCTCTCTGAGTTGTGTAATTCTCTTTTAAATACTCATATTCGCTATTAAGCTTGCCGTAGTAAAATACTTCTTCTTTAGTTGGATCTACGTTTTTAGGATTCAATAAAATTCCCTGGATACCAATAAAGCCATTAAAAGCTTCAAGATCTTTGGTGTATCCTATGCTAGAGTATGATGATGCAGAAGATGAATATAAAACATCTGAATACTGTGCGGGAAATACCACGATATTTCCTGAAGTGGATGTTCTTGCCTGAAGATTATTTAATTCTGCAGATGATGTACTAATATTTAAACTAGGATCAGAAACAGAAAACGATGTAGATCCAGTAACACCATAGAATAAATTTCCAGCATTATAAATATTTCCAGTTCCGCCATAGCTTATCTGTCCTCTTTTTACAAAATATGGAATATTCGGTTCTATTAGATTTTCTCTATTGGGTTCTATCTGAAAATACTTATATGTCTCTTGTGTTGGTGTATAGCTATAATCAGAGCTCCAAAAATCAAAGTTGAATTCTTTACTATCGAAGAAAGTAAATACACCGAGATTTAAAGATGCCCAATTATACACATTAAATGATTTATCAGATCCTAGATTTATCTGAGAGTATATGTCTTTTAGATTTAATACGAGTTTATATTGGAAATCATTGAATCCAACAATCTTTCTTGTAACTGGATCTATTTCAGGATCATCAACATACTTATTAACCGAATCGATCATAGAGAATCCAGATTCAGTCTTAATGTAATATCCAGGTAAAACTTGATTAGAATATTTGTTATCAAACACTATTCTATTATTCTTATTTACCGTTCCCCCTATAAAATTAATATTTCTTTTTATCTCCGATGCATCGGTTCCGTTAATTCTAATATATCCGGGATAGCTAAACGTTGAATATTCTTTCCAACTACCAGAAGTATCGGGAGGGTTTGTGAATTGCATACCTCCGGTTGGACCTGTAGAACCTGTTATTGAATAATATGTGTTATTATAAAGAACTATATCATCAGATAAATAATTTAATTTATTATCCCATGCACCTTTATAATTTTTAATGAATTTGGGATAGTTATCAAATATTGATATAGAGTAAGAATTATTTCCGTACAATCCCGAATTTTTAACTCTAATAATAGATGATTCAGCAGAATTACCACAATCCATTGTTGAAGAATCGACATCAGAAAGAACAGAGGAAAGAGCTAAAGCTATATCATCAGTTGTGCCACTATAAGCATTAAAATAATACGAATTCCCTGTTGAGTAATAAGATCCTCCCGTCCATATCATTATTGAAGAATAATCAGCAGAACTTATTAAATCATACCTTCTTGATCCATCTTTTCTTGATCCGTTTGGCCAATATAATTTAAAAGTTAAAGAAGTATTATTATCATATGCCTTTAGAAATTCTATTTCTACATAAGCTTTACCAGCTTCTTTTGGTAAATTTCCTTTGATGGTAACTAGCTTATTGTCGCTTCCCGTGAAATTAAGAAGATCTATAGTTCGATTTTGAATCACTAACGATCCTGAAGTTGCTCCCGTTGAACCTGTTGCAGAGAATTGTCCTGTTGTATAATCAAAGGGTCCATAGGAATACTTAGGCTCCGAACCTCCATATCCCCCATAATCTTCAGTTCTTTTTAAGCTATAAAAAATGTCATTTTTATCAGTTAGATAAAATAATTTATTAGGATCTAGTAAATTGACATTATCAGATCCAGGTAAAAATCCTGTTGCGTTTTCGTAGAATAATCTGATACCAGAGGTAGCACCTATTTTATATGGTTGATTATTATAATAATACCCAACATTATCTCTTGAAGGTATTGGCGTGTTTTCATTTCCTGCTAAATTTCTATACTCGTAGAAGAATTCGCCATTCGTTCTAATTGTTGCAATATCATTTCTGGAAACGTACATTCCAACATATCTGTTTATCGTATATAAATCAGAATCCGCATCATCAAAAAAGAACTCAAGATTCAATAGATTAGGGCATATTATGCCATTCCTAGAAAATCCTGAAGTTATATAATCTTCCAAATCTATCATAGGATCAGATTTAGCAGAGGAAAGATATTGATTTAAAAGTTCTCCTTTTTTTGTATAAATTCCATCAGATACGCTGACTCCTTTATAGTAAGTGTATGAATTATATCCCCAATTTACCTCTAGTGGTGAATTAGAAAATTGTTTATCATTAAATATCGATCTTATGTATTTACCTATTTTTGTATTTTCTCTAAGATCGAAAGTCTTTATAGCAGTTGCGTTATTTAATATCTTGTTTTTGAAAGTAGAAGCTACATCATTTACAAGCGGTAAATTTTCCAATTCTGCATAAACAGCAACCTTACCTGTACCGCTTATTATGCTATAAGTTGTGTTGTTTGTATTGCCCTGGAATATCTGACCGTCATAGTAATAAAGATCACTACCAGAGGCATCCTTACCATATGTTATTTTAAATTCAGTCGGGGTATCATAATCTGCAATAACCTTATATTGCTTTGATGGATATATTACAGTAACGTTTGCTGAGTATGGATAATCCAACGGATTATCCAACTTAAAAATAACAAAAAAATCAGGTATCTCATTCTTAATCCAAATTGGTGCAAAATAACTAAAGTCCTCAGGATAATTTTTATCTATTAATGCGGAGGCACCACTTGCATAAAAGAAATCATATTGATCAGAAAAATATTGTGCTGGTTCATTTTCTCCATTTGTAAATTTTCCAACCTGAAATATTATATCATTAGAAATTTTACCGTCTGAAAAAAAAGTAGAAACGTCGCTTGCATAGGAATTTTCACCGGTTACCGTGTATTTTTTAAATGCGTCGTTACTTAAAGTGTTATTAACGTCCATTGAGTTAAACCAAACACCGTCCTGTGAATCTACCGAAATTTTAAAATTACCAGTCAATTTTGGATTTGTTCTGATAACAGAGAAAGAAGAATTATAATCAAAAAGTCTGGATTGAGACATATTTTAAGCTCTTGTTATGTTTTATTAAAAATTAAGTGATTTAACGCCACTATCAAAATTAGGAGCTACTAAAGTGTCATTTTGATAAGCTCCGCTGACCTGAACATCAAAAGAGAATGAGTCATCGTTTCTTATTTGTATATCTACACCTATTTTCTTCGTGTAAGTTATATTAGATAAATTTCCTGCCTTTCTCCAACCTCCAATATAACCTAATTTATCAACTGCTCTGAATTGAAATATGACTGGGACGTTTATAGCATTTGATTCACCTTCTCCTAGATACGTAACAGATAATGCGGTTGTTCCTGGTACTTGTAATACAGTATTTGAAACCGGACCAAGATAAAGATAAGCACCGCATGAATATTTACCAATTAAGTATTCGTCATTAGAAAAGAATCCTAGCTTATCAGCATACATATTATCTTCTCTAGCAGCAGTTGCTCCTGTTGCAAAATTTATCGGGGTTCTTGATGCTTGCTGAACCCAATATTGGGGTAGAGTTGTATCGCCCCAGAATGTTTGCGTGTGTCTGAAAGGTGCATAGCTTACTGAAGTTGAGCTGTAAGGCTTAACCATATTTGAATAACTAGTGAAAGAATATGTGCTACCTACAGATATCACATAAGGGTGACCTGTATGTATACAGAATTCTGATAGTTGGCCACTACCAACTGGATTTCCTCCAGTTGAACCCGTAAATGTTCCATTCCAAACCGCTGCTGCAGTTCCACCTATTACCGTAGCATAACTTGCAGATAAAGTGGGATCGTAAGGGGTAAAGATCGTTCCGTTTTGAGGATAAACCCCTCCTATACCAAAGTTAGTTTGTTGAGAAGTAGAAATTCCATCATATGTATAAGATGGACTGTATGAATTAGAAAAGTATTGACCCAGATCAGTCATTGTTGAATTGAAATAAAGTACTTGATTGAATCCAATATTTCTGTATCTAGGATAAAGGTATTGTGAATATGCACTCGATGAAGCATAAGGAGGTGCCTGTCTAAAATCTGTTGAACTCTCAACATCATTAGTTACTAGAGCTGTTAAAGATATAGGTCCGTCTCCATATCTTAGATTAGTGTTATATCCCGCAGGAAATGCAGAAGATATAGAAGAAGGTGCTGCAGTTTCCAATCCTCCGGGAATTATCGAAGCAAGTTCAACAGGTGAAGCTTGTGAGTTAAATAACTGGATGCTATAAGATATAGAAGCTATCTTACCTGCGTCTGTAGTGGTTGCATTGGTAAAAATCTCATTATAGAATCCTGCGTTAAGTTTAATCGTTGATCCTTTAGAAACTTTTATTTTATTATTACTTGAATCCACAATATAAACTTGTAATAATCCCTTAGCGTTACTTAATTCGGCTTTCATTAATGTTAGCTGATTCTGAAGATCCGTTAATTTATCAAATAAATTTAATACAGTTCCTGAGTTCGTGTAAAACCCGCTTGCAATACCTACTGCATTATGATAATAAGTATTATTACCTACAGTAAATTGCTCTGATAAATGAGAGGGAAGTCCTTGTGCATTTAATTCTGCTTGCATTCTGGTAACTGCAGAGTCTTCGGTATTGGTTCTTAGTGCTACATCAACCCCAGTAACTGATAAGTTATCAGGGAAAGAGATTATGACGGACTGCGAATAATCAGAAGTTAATGGGTTATCTGGCCATCCCGCTTCTGAAATTGAGGATATCTGTATTTCTACTTTTTCTCCTTTTGTGATAGCTAGATCTAACTGGTTAATGTTTTGTACATCAGAGTTACCGGGATCTTCAGGTGCCCAAATATAGACCCCTTTTTGGGTGTCATAAACTTTTTTTCTAATATCCGTTTTATATTCTGTCCAGTTTGAGAACGAAGCATTTTTTCTAGTTCCGTCATTATCAAGAAATTCTATCTGGTCGTTAGGTTGTGCTGATCCATTGTCGCTAAGATATTTATATCTAACTTTGAATTGAATAACTTCCTGTGCCCCTGTAGATGGACTAATTTGAGGCGAAGGAAATGCCCAAAATCCTCTAATCCTATATTTAGGCGGGGTTATTATTTGAGGAACATCCACGCTTAAAGTTTTAACCTCCGAGACTAGAGATGCATAAAGTTCCACCTTCTTAACTCTCTCCTGTATTAATGAGCTTAGGTTTGCCTGAACCGCCTGTATATTAACACCAATAGGTGTTGTTTTTTGTCCGATTACACTAACCGGGCTTAAATTAGATCCTAATATAGGGCTAGAATTTACGTCCGTTAACTGTAAGGATCCTTCATTTATAAAAGAAAGCCCAGTATTTAATTGAAGCTTAGATTGATTAATAGCATCATCTAACTGATTTATTTCGCTCTTTATCGAAGACTTCATTGCTAACTTGTCATTAACAACTTTTATTGGGGTCGAATCAGTTATCTGTTTGTTTACCTGTATTACTTTGAAATTGGACTGAGCAATAGTAGGTGCGGTTGGAACTAAACCTTCAATAGCTGGAACTTTATTTTCTTTTGCCGCCCCTAGAAATATCTTACCTAAATCAGATACCTCACTTAAATAATAGGTTTCTAAATTTACTACTGTGCCGCTAGAATTTTTGGTCTGAAGCTCATTGCTCCAAAATACTATTCCTGTTGACCAAACTGCTCCGACAATATTAAAGTTATCATCTATGGCTTTAAAGAAAATTCCTTGTCTTTCATTATATCCTATGTTAACCTGGGCATATCTAGGACCAAAATCTGTCGATGCTATAGAAAGAGTTTTTCCAATCATAATAGGCTGATATCCTGAAACCCTTTTAGCTTGAATTGATGATTGATCCTTATTAACCTCTGTTACTTGGTATTGGGTTCCGTCCTCTGTAGAAATTTTATCACCTATATTAAGAGATCTACCGTCAATAAATGTACTAAGTGTGTCGGTATAAGTGAGCTTATCTAATTTATAGTTTCTTCTAGTTTCCTGAAATTGATTCCCCGATGCATCTGTTGTAGTAACTAGATCATCATAGAAACTAGTTACACTAAATCCTCCAACAAATCTTATTGTTCTAAGTGGAAGCTGCTCGATTGCTTCATCTACAAAATAGCCAATACCGTTATCACTTAAATCCTGGATGAATTGGTCATAAGAAAGATCATTTCTTCCACTTAAGCTAGTATCGAAATAGTTTTTCTGTGCATCAGTTGTAGTGTTAGCGATTATTCTCTTAACTACTATTCTATCTGCTGCATCAGGAACTTGTCCTGTTACATTTACGTTTATGTATAAAAGGGGGGTGAGGAAGCTTTCGAAAAACCAATTATCCTTAACATCGAATGTACTGGGTACCGCTAAGTTTGTTAATCTAGCTGGCTCTTTTAAAGGTTCGCTTTTATAGACCTGACTGTATGTACCATCTGGATTCCTGACAGTTGCGGATGAATCGCTAATACCAGCTAAAGCCTGTATGTTGTTATCAATTCTTTGTATTTCTCCTCTTAAAAATCCATAAGAAGGAATATTTTGATTGCGGGGTAAGCCTTGTTCATCAAGGTATTCTATCGTGACCGTGTTATTAGTAGATACTGCAACCTCGTTTAATCCATTTATAATTTCTAATGAATTTCTTTGGAGCCTCAGAAACTGAGCTACTAATGAACTTATTGAATTTTGTGTGCCTGCCATTTAATTTTTTAATATTATTGGTTGTTTGTTAAACTTTTTCCTACTATATCTACTTGGAATTTTAAATTCTTCTCATCGATACAAACGATTTCAAAAACTGGCATATAATCATACACAGAAAATGCGCTATCATCAAGCGAAACTATCAATGTAGAATAAGGAACTCCAGAAGGATTGCTTAATGGATATAATCCATCAGCATTAGTTAATATATTTATTATAAAACTACCTGGGTATACCTGATCTCCAAAAGATATTCTAAATCTTTGTCCCAATTTCCATCTAGCATTAGAACTGTCTTTTAATCTTATTGTTAAATCACCTGTTAGAGTTAAAGGTGTGCTATTATTAACGTGTTTGAAATAATTAGAGTAGTTAATTAAAGGGATTTCATTCAGTCCGCTTTGAGTTAATGTTCCTTTACTTTGGGTATTCGAAATATTAAAATCTTGAACTGCATTTATTACAGAAAGCTGATTGGGTACGCTTCTGTCTACTATAATACCAGATCCTTGTTTAACTAAGTCAAGATCATATGATATTTCAACGCTAGTTTGATTATTTAATATAGATCTTACTAAATCATAATTCTGATCAATAAGTCCCATTATAGACTGTGTATTGTTGAATAAAGCCTGGTTTGCAGCTAATGTTTGTTCTATGCTTTCTATTCTTCTGTCCATATTAATAGCAGTAGGACTGCTTAGTGTTATATTCTCTAAGTTAGTTACCCTGTTGCTTAGCTCTATGAAATCTGAAGAAGCATTATTTAGTGTTGAACTTGCATCTTGCAGAACATTCATAGCATCCATAAACATCGAAAGAGAGAATGGAGAATAGTCATTAATTGCCTGCTCTACCCCCGTCTGGTCGACGTCAGTATCGAATTTAAGATTAAGTTTAAAGCCATATGAATTCCCGTTTAATCTTGTTACTGGATTGGGCCTATATTTCTTTAATCTAGGAATGTAAATGTCCCCACCTTCACTATTTACATCATCTAAGAATAAAACACCATATAAATTCGTAGCGGAGGTAGCAGGTTCTGCCGGATCGTATACATCATAGTAAATCAATACTGAGTTAAACTCAAAGTCTGCTGCGTCTGCGGTGGAATTAAACTCTTCTAGTGTAGAAATACTAGCATTAGTTAATATCTGTTGATAAGAGTTAGGATCGAAATCAATACCAACTGAATCCAATTTGCTTCTTGTATAAACTAGAGTGTTTGAGTTATCTGTTTTGGTAAGGATATAGTTGGATGGATCAGTAAAGATTGAATCAGAAAAATAAGTGTTTGCAGTGTCTCTTGGCGAATACCAATTTCCTGCTACTGAAGATGCATTTACCCCAGTGTCATAATAACTGGCAGTAGGTGAACCTAAAACATCATCATCAAAAATTGCTAATGTAGTTAATCCGCTAGGATTTGTCTCATCATAGTTTCTACTAAATAGATATTCATCATTTAAAGGATTACTTGGATTATTAGTCCATTGGTAATCTGGATAATAATTCTTATCAGTTACGTTCTTAAATAAAACATATGGCGTATTTCCGTCCTTAGTTGGAACGTAAACATAAACCTCAGAATATGCGTTTGTTGAATTCTTTACAGAGTTAACTATATCTAGATTACCAACATACTGGACAACTCTATTATACGGGGCTCCTGTCATTCCATAAGCCCCCGTAGTTCCGTAAGCTGCGTCACCTTCCACGTATCTTTTCTGAGTTATAGGAACGTCATTGACGATAGTAACAGTATTCTGATCCAATGCAGGGGAAACCTCAGTTGAATCAGCTGCTGAATATCTAATCGCTCCTATTTCCTTTAGCCATTTAAAAAATATTCTTTCTGAAATATTTTGCTTCAGAGAAGAATCGTATTGATCGTCACCTGTTATGGTAGACTCTATATTTAAGCAGTAGCTCTGAAAACTTTGAGAAAAATCTATATTTGCATCACCAGTTATAATTTGCTGAGTGCTATTAGCCCAATCAAGGAATGCGCTGTCGGGACCGTTTAATCTTACGTAGTTAGTTTGGCTAGATGAACTATTATCTATATTAGGAATGTTCAATAAAGCAAACTTAGAAAATCTGAATTTACTATCAGAGTTATTGAAAGTGAACGATAGGTCTTCCGCAGAGGAGGAAAATGTGTAGAATGTCCCGCCTTGTACTTGTAAAGGCCGCACAAAAGGTGTTTTTGCCATTAATTTTTTTTATTTTTATTCTATTAAACCGTTACGTTGTTAGCTGATAAAACGATCCAAGAACCATTTTCTGTTGCTTGTCCCTGTCCAACTCTAGATTCCCATTGTAGAGTTACAGCTGAACGGTAAGCTTTACTAGCAGTTACTACTATACCACCTGTAGCATATCCACCATAATTAGCACTGGTATTAAATCCGGTGTAGTAAGTTGAAGTTGTTCCTGTTACTCCAGTGTAGATATACCCTGTTGCCGCTGATGTGTTGACAATAGTTACTCTAGTTCCTTGTGGAATATTAGGTAATGTTCCGCCCACTGGGGATGTTCCATCAACAACTTTCATATAGAATCCTGTTGGACCACAGTCTGCATAAATAATATCTTCTAAACCTGTTATTGCATAAGGGGAGTTTAGTGATGTTAAATATCCTCCTCCGCCAATACCAGATTGGCTTGATACAAATGCTGAACCCGCAGTTAATCCTGTTTTTGTTGTTGTATTTGAACTTATTATATGACCTTGAGTACCTAATGTAAATGCTCCATTAGCATTAAGACCTCCATTAAAGCTGGATGTTCCACCCGCTACGAAAATAGAAGATGCTCCTAAGGTAACTGTGCCGTTTAGTACTACCGCTCCTGATGCTGTTACATCGGTAGACTGTACGCTTACGAATGAAGCTGCACCTAAATTGTTTACTGACGCTGTTGGTACACCAGTAGAAGGAATTGATAAAGCATCGAAAGCTCCAATCTTTGCCTGTACCTTACCTGTTGATGCCCCGCTAAGATCTAATATTCCATTTACTGTGTCTATCCCGAAAACCGTAACGTATCCGTTTATCCAGTTCTGTAGTATTAGAAAGTTGGAGTTAATTGTTACTCTTGAGCCTGATATTGAATCAGTTCCTAAAATTTCTGTAATGTTTACTGTTGCCATTTTATTGTTTTATTTCTTTTTGAATTGAAATATATATCTACGTCTCAGACAACACTTAAATATGGCAATACACAAAAACAAACTTACCATAATGAACGCCAAAGATATATCTTTAAGTTCAAAAGCAATGTTTTATTTCCATAAAAAACCAAAAAATATTAACAATTTTATTAATTAAAAAAAACCACTATAATTGGGTGAAATCTGTGTGGTTACCCAAAAAAATAAATATAATATGGCTAATAGAAAAAAAAGAATTACCGAAGAAGAATTTTATGAGACTTTCCCCCCTGGGTATCAACCTTCCAACTCAACTAAATTTGATTTACAAAAATTAAAGGTTGATTTCAAATTTAAAAACGAGAGTCAAAAGAATTTATCAGAATTGATAAATGACAACAAAATCACTATCGTAGCTGGCCCAGCAGGAACTGGTAAAACTTATTTAGCATGTGCTCAAGCTTTAAAGCTTATGAAGAATGACCAAAGGTTTAAGAAAATACTACTTGTAAAAAGCGTAACAGTTTTAGAAGGTGAAGAGGTAGGGTTTCTTAAAGGTGATCTTAAAGAAAAAATGTTGCCTTTTACAATATCTTTTCTTGACAACTTCCATAAAATCATAGGAGAGGGATTAACACAAATTATGTTAGACCAAGGTTATATCGAGGTATTACCGCTAGCATTCATAAGAGGTAGATCAATAGATAACGCAATCATAATAGTAGATGAAGCCCAGAATATAACTCAGAAAAACATGAGATCTACTATGACCAGAATAGGAACAGATACCAAAATGATTATCACTGGAGACACTAAACAGATAGACATGAAAAATCCAAAGCTATCATCTCTTGACTTGGTTGTTAAAATATTTCAGGATAAAGATAACATCGGAACAATGCACTTCGGTATTAGCGATATAGTTAGGGATCCGATAGTAAAATTGATAGAGGAAACGTTCGACGAATGGGACAATAAAAATTTAAGGTCAAATAAGGAATAAATCCGAAGATTTATTCCTTATTGAATGTTGAATCTGGATTATTAGGAATGACTATAGCAGATCCGAATTGTCCTTGATTAGCTTTTAATATTTCCATTTCTTGGTACATTAGATCCTTACCTAATCTCATTGCTCTATAATCTCTTGCAAGTAAGGGAGGATTAGGATATCCGTAATCACTAGAATCAACGAAATCTGGGCGCATATCATCAGATCTTTTATCCTTGTGATTTATAACTTTTATAAATCCGGCCTTAGAAACTTCATATACGTTTCCTGCAGAATCCTCTACCTGATTGTATATTGTATAATATCCAGGATTTACAAAAGTGTAGATAAAGTATGGACTTCCTTTTATATTAAGAAGCTCGTCGCCAGTTTCTGAATTACTTAATATCCATTTGTTGTTTTTCTTACCATAGATATTTGATGCATAATTATTAAATACAACGGTAGATAATAACGGTATCTCCATATAATTATCTGTTGCATGAACATCGCACCATGTCCAAGCTCCAGATCCGGGTCTGGATATTATATTTCCTAAATTTATACCAAGTTCAGGCTTATATTGTTCTATTAATGTACTAAATCCCCCGGTAGCACCAAAGTAAACAAAACTTCCAGTTCCCCCTGTAGTTCCGCTAAGATTTATACCTGATAAAAATAAATTTGATCCGCTATCTTTAACGAATGTTATATCTCCACTGAATAGACCAAGATTTTCTAGATCAAGATTTTTACCCAAATTGTTTGTTTTTAGTAATGCAACGTTATAACCAGTTAAACCTGGGGTGTTTATTTTATAGGATGAAATAAACTGATTATTATCAAATTTATCAAAATAAAGAATTTCAGTCTCTCTATCAAGTACACCCGTACCGTTTGAGAATATATTCTTAACCGTACCCTGATCCGTTATTTCTGCAGTGTAAAGATAATTTTCTCCGGTAGATCCAAGAACTATCTGATTGAAAAAATAGCTTCCGGTTAGACCTTGTCCATAATCTCCAATTACCGTATTTATATAATATCCAGAATTATCTTTTGCTGAATGAATTTTATTGATATTAGAATTAGAGGACGTACCACCTATGTTTATTATTCCCCCTGTTACACCATTCCCTGTTGGCCCTGCTATAATATAGAAAGGGTAACTTGAATAATCGGACGGAGACGGGTGTGATATATCTAGACCAAACATGCTAAAGCCCCTCTTAGTCTGCCCTGTTAATAAAACTCCAGATTCGTTATTAGCAGATTTTATTTCATCTATATAGAATCCACCAGTAGTTCCTGTACTATTCACAACTTTACTTAAAGCAAGATTATCACAATCCAATTTGACATAAGAGCCAAAGATATTCTCGGAAGAATCCCCTATAATACTATGCGATGTACTTAAATCATCATTTCTATTCCAAGCATTCTTTAGAGTGTCGAATGTGACTGGGATACTTGCTTCGTGTGTAATAGCAAGATTCACGTAGTATTTACTAGAATCAATTGACGTATAAGCAGTTCCCCCTGGATAAGGTAATGTTGGTACAAAATGTCTGAATGAATTTATTCTATATGACTTTTGTACTGAATTATTGTAATCTCCAGTAACGCCAGCAAATGATGAAATGTTCCCTAAATCTCTTCCTATTTTAGCTACGAATATAGCTTTAGAATTTGGTTGTGAAGTTCCATTGTAAAGTGTGTATGGATAAACGGTACTGTAACGGTCATAAGAGCTAATGTTCATACCAGTTCCGCCTGTATATGGAACTGATCCTGTAGATCCGCTTTGGTACGTAATGTCAATACCAAATGAATCTGTATCACTATAAATTTGGTTAATCCTATAATATGCAGTGCTGATCCCCTCACTTATTCTTATCGTTTGCCCTGTTAATACGGTTGATATCGTAGAATATCTATTTACACTTCCCGAATCTACAAAATTAAGATAAACTTTATTTATGTCATCATAATTCCCGCCATATCCTGCAGTTATTCCGCTAAACCCAAAATCACATCCGCCTGAGCCTACCGCATCGGTGCTTCCAACTGAAATATCCCAGTTTGAATTAAACAATATTGTGCCATTAGAGGGAACGCCTATACCAGCATAAGATCCAGAGGTAGCTCCAGGAACCATAGAATTAGTAACACCTATCGGAGAACCAGTTGCTCCGGTTGGGCCACTCAGATTTTCATATGCGCTCCAAACAAACTCGCCAACCTCTATAAATTTATCGAATGTACCAGAAGCATATAAATAAAGTCCATCCTCGCTTGAGCATAAACTCTGTATTTCTGTGCTAAATCCTTTGAATGGCAGTATTGATTCGACCTTTCCGCTTTCTGAATATGAAACGATAAATCCAGTTTTCCCGTTGTTTTGCGTATTATGACTTGATGCTGTATTTGAATTTAAACTAGGACCTATATCGGACAGTATTGCTGGTGTGTTGTCAGAATAATATCCAAACTGAACTGAGTAACCCCCTGTGTAAATATCAGGCTCAACATTTCCTGAAATGTAGTATCTTTTCTCACCAAGAAATGTTTGTGAAGTTGAGGATGTTATATTAACCATTCCAATATTGCCTGATGCTCCTGCAATATACGATATTGATTCATCCCATAAAGGGGATTGTATACTTTCTGTTATTAGGTCTTGTTCGAATGTTGGGATTGGCCAATTATTCCAATATGCTTGTTCCCCTGCTCTACCATCAGCTATATCGATTAATTTCGTAGTCAAGAACAAATTACGCGGATCTAATCCTGGATGTTTTAAAGCTAAATATGAATCATCGTAAACCATCCATTCCGGACTATTCCATGTGTATTTATTTACTTTAGGTAAAGGTGCTCCGCCGCCAGTAGCAGTATAATATGTAAAGTTCCATCCGGTAGCACCAGCATATTTTGATGATGCGTAAACGTGGGGTAAATCATAATCAAAAAGTGAAAGATTATTATAACCGAGAACCCAAAAATCATTTTCATGTATAACAAGTCCTTCCTGTGTTGTATTGTGTCCTATTATTTCTATACTAAGTACATCATTAGAAACTAAATTGGAGTTGGACGTTTGGAATTGGGTATGTGTTGTTCCGTTGAAATGCCAAAGACCCGTTCCTTGTCCAAGTTCTCCGTCACCTATCGAGTAAAACACGTGCCCATTATCTCTTGCTTTTACAGATGTTATTGGACCCCCGGTAACACCATAATTCCAGAATTCAACGCCATCAAAATAAGAAAGTCCTACGTCAGTGCCTATCCAAAGATTTCCGTTCTCATCAAAGTCTAAGCAATAAACATTATCTGATATTATTCCGCTAGTGCTAGTATTATAGATCTTTGCCTGCTGAATGTATTTAAACCCATTAGTTAGTGTTAGTGTTTGTAGTTTTCCCTGCGGAACAACAAAAAGACCCTCTGCTGTTCCCATATAGTAAAAATAGTTCTTACCTTCATATCCCTTTGTTTCAATGTCGTATATGTGGGGCCAAGTGTAATCTTCAATGGTTTCGTCCCATTGGTCGGTTTCTTTAAGGTGGTAAAATAGTCTCCCCCCAGTAGCCCCTTTAATTCTGGTGTAAGCAGATGCGCCGGTACCCCCTACTCCATTAAGGGGATTAATAAAAGCTAAGATATCATCGCCAAAAGGACAAGCATAAATTAATGAAACCTCCTGTGGCTGATCGAATGTACCTAAAGCTTGAAAAGTCCAGCTTTCACCCTCATCAACCTTATTGGTATTAATCCAAAAAACAGCAACCTGATTTATACTAGCGTTTCCTGATGTTGGCCCTTGTGCTACACCAAACCAAGCTTTATCTTCTGGATCAATTGATATACATCTAGTATCTAAATAATATGGGGAAACTTGGGGTACAGCAGAGTTTGTGCTGTCATAATATTCCCAGCTTAATCCATTAAATCTTCTAACATCCTGACCCGAAGCCCAAACATAAAATTCTTGGTCTAAATCTATTTGATTAATGTAAAGTGAGCTATTAGGCATTTATTTTTTTTTAAATTATATTCTATATATTTGAATCCTTATAATCAGGAATTAATAACCAAACTCCCATCCTCTTTTAGGCTGTATTTCGAATGTAAAGTTTAACTGGTATGGGTTTGCTATTCTATTTGTATTGAAAGAAATCCAATTTGAGCTACCCGTTACATTAGGGACCCCAAAATAAGGAGCTGAAGGCCATGGTCCATTGTCGCTTAAATCTACAGCAGCTATATAAGGTGGAAAAATACCTCGGTCTATTATAGCTATCTTAAGCCCGTTAAATGTATTTACATCATACCATCCAGATTCTGATGCCCAAGCATAATCAGGAGATGCAGAAGCAACTATATTAGAGTCATACCCATAAGCTATTAAAGCATTATTTATAGCCGTTGCAACACCTGTTCCACCTGGGGTATCCTGCATAAATACTAGATTCCCGTCAGGAGAATTTCCTTGTCCAAAGTTAATTGAAATGTCCGATACCAGTACAGATATTATAACATCTAAGCTAGGATCTATAGTATCTATAGATCCACTATGACTAAATTTTACTGTTAAATATAGTACTATTGGGAGTGATCCGGAAAAAACTGACGACGGAAGACAAGCTCCACCAGTACCTCCGCTTAACCCATTAGCACCATCAAGTCCCATTATATAAGCTGTAGGTGCATTGCCAAGAGAAAGCGATAGCTCTAAAGCTCTAGAAGATTGATACCCAAATGATGTTTCATTAAATATAAGGGAATTAACCAAATTATTGTTCCAATATCTATTAACTTTAATTGATTCACCATATCCAAGAACATCAGCAAAGTAAAATATATGACTAAAATAGGTTCCAAGATCACCTGGTATCATATAGTTTCCTATTGCATATCTGCTTAAAGGCCCCCATCCAGTTTGGGGGACCGCCAATATCATAAATGCTGGATTAGAAGCAACATATTGGCCGGGGTAATATCCATAGTTTCCCGGTGAAATCTCAATATCTTGAGATGAAGACCAGTAACTAACAAACTCATCCTGAGCTCTAAATTTAATATTATTAATAGGTAATAATCCATAATTATTAGTGTCAACTTTGAATATATCACCAACGCCAGACATCCCTACTGTAAATACTTTAACCCCAGTATTAGTAACATAGTAGTAATTTGCTCCTAATACAAAAGCATCATTTAGGTAGTTATATGCCTCAAATTCGCCATTTTTACTATAAGTTATGTTGATGCTAGATGTTGATGTATTACCAAGAAAGCTATTAAATACTACTGATGATGTCGAAGTATAAGTAGAATAAGTAGCTCCTAAATCTGATCCGGTTAAATCAAGCCAGCTTAAAATATTTGTGGGGTGTATCTGATTGGTTCCTGTGAATCCAGCTAAACCAGCAAGATTCCAGCTATAATAAGAAAGACTAGCGGTAGATCCTGCAGCTGTATAATTTACATTTGCCCCCATTGGAATAGTAGTGCCCGTGGGGACGTTATTAGTCAATGTTACTGAAATATTCTCTGGGGTTACTATGATTATATTTGTCTCATTCTTAATTGAATTAATAACCCCCCTTGTTATAGTTAATTTAGCACTAAATCCAGTATTGGAAGGAGAAAGATACCTAACAACGGGGTTAGCTGCTGTGCCCCCAGTCGGTGTTCCCCCTGGAAAATTCCAAGCTCTACTTGTGGGATTACCTACCGAGGTATCCTGATATAAAACGTAATCCCCTTGTGTTATTGTTATCGACATTAAAGAATAAAATAGTTTAATTTATATATCACTATTAAAACTATCATGGATAAAGTTGATATGTGAATCCAGCAATCAATAATCCGCTACCTCCTAAAACTGAAGGAGGTGCAGCACTATTTGAGTTGGGTACCGTTGAATTATTTATAGAAACATTAATCGGTGGGGTATTTAAAGGTAGATTACCGCTTTCGTTAGGAATAGGCCGGTAATAAAAATTCTGAATATTGATATCCGCTGAATTATTTAGTTGATCAGACAATTCTCCTATAGTCAAAGAAGCCGATCCTGGCTGTATAGTCATTCCTGTTGGATATGGATAAAATTCGTTGCCTGTGCTGATCTTTAAGAAATCCCCGGGAGTTATGTTGTGTAGTTCATATCCGCCAAGCCAATCGTTATTAAACTCATAATCAAACCATGTGTGGGCATATCCTTCATCCCATCCATTATCGGTAAACACGTCCCAATTTAGCTTTTTAGTTCCCCAATATTTTAGGTTTGCATTAGGTAAAGCAGAGCTAGATTCTGACCAATAGACATATGTTTCTGAAGTACTAACCCCGCCAGTTAATCCTGTAGAGCTCGAAATTACAGAAATAGATCCCGTTGTTGCGTATGTTAAAGCTACCCCGTTCTGGTCTGCCCCCAATTCGTCAGGAGCGCTGATAACTAGGGTAACCGGATCATTTCCTGGATCTGTACAAGAAGCAAAATAATCAGGATAAGTCCTAAGTGAATTAACAGAAGATGCTATACCATTTACCGTCCTGTATAGGGAATCCCCAGAATTGCTGGAGCCTATCAATCTTCCGCCTACGTAAACTGAAATACTTCCGGCTCCAGTAACATATTGATTGGTAAATATAGTTGAATCTACAGATAATCTAGAAGGCCCTACCATTTGGGAAGGCCCTGTTATATTATTCCAGGAAGGACTGATTATCGTGGATATTTTAAAAGTATCAGTAGACCCAGAAGGAACGGTTATTATCCATCTTCCTAGTAATTCAGGTATAGTGTCTAATAAGGTTACTTCTTCGCCTGTGCTAAGATTATGTGGCGTAGCACATATTACTGTGGCAAAGCTATATTGTCCTGCTATAATTAAATAAGATGTTATTTCAGTTATTATTATATTTTCTTGTGTAAATGAAATATAACCAGTTGCTCCAATCGGATCTGTGTTTACTTTAACATAAGCATCTTGGCCCTCTTCAGATTTGTTTCCGTACGAGGCAAAATCTAGTATCTCGCTAGGTATAGTCTTTTCTAAAATCTCTATTGATTCTCCTTCCGCAGGGTATTCCCATATTGAATTATAATCTTTCCATGCCTTAAATACATTTCTCCAAGTGTAATCCTCCACCTCTCTATATCTGGTCCATGCATCAATATCGATAATCTTCGGGCTAACTGTTATAGCTCCATTCTTTATCGCTACCGTTTTAGCGTTAAATGCATCATAGACGTTGCATGTTACCTGATAAACTCCTGTGTATGGTACAAAATGGGATAAGGTGTAAAAGTCCAATATAGATCCTCTAAATTGGAAATTATAAGGGCTTCCTTGTTGTGTTGCTGGTTTATTTACTATCCACTCAATATCAACCATATTAGAGAAATCTACGTTTTTCCAATTCAATAAAGAGTAGTTCTGTATGCTTGAAAATAAAGATGCTTCGTCAGTGTTTACTGTTGTTGAGTTGTCCAGGAAAATTGTATAAACCCCAGTCGAATAACTAACAGCCGTTACGGTACCAAATATGTTTGTTGGTTTATATAAAACTCTACTTCCAACTTTAAATACCGGGGTCAAAAGGGAAGACCAATTTATATTTAATTCGTCCCAAGTCCATCTATCCAGAATAAGCTCTAATACTATCGGCATACCAAGAGGGGTATTATACGTTAATCCCGTTGTGGGATCAGCATAAGCTGGTGGATCATATTTACCATCGCCAAGTTCAACTAATTCTCCATTCTGTTTAAGGTCATAGAAATTAGTAATTGCATTTAATAGGGAATCATTCTGTTGTGCGGTATATACTTGCTGATTTGATAAAGGATCTATAATATTACCGAGATCAGAAAGCTCAGATGGTGCAACTTCAATTACACCATTAAGAAGGGTTTTATTAGTAGATGAATAATAATACACAGGAGATGTTTGTTGTGGGCTTACGTTCCAAACTAAGCTGGGCCCTCCTGAGGTAACCCCATTATTTATTATTCCCAGCGGATCTACCTGGGAAAGTCCAGGATCTGTTGTGATATAAAAATCAGATCCTGCTGTGGAAATACTAAATTCATAGTTCTTACCTGCATTAATATTTAATAGTGGATTAGGTCCAGTTAATCCAGTTGCCCCAGTAAGTCCAGTTATATAAAGAGCACTTCCTGTCCCGCCCAATACATTCACATAAGCTTCAAACTTATTATAATAAGAAGAAGGGGTCTGTATAGAAGTGCTTAAAGGTCGAATAGAAAAATTTCTAAGATCCTCGATGAACCCAAAATCTGGTGTAACCTTAATATCAGTATAAAATCCGGATTCGATATCAGGTCTTTGCATGACATCTGTCCATGCTTTGGTATTGTAAACATTGAAATAAATACCTTCTCCTGTTATATCAATAATTCTTGCATTAAGAGGTAAATAATCTTTCTTAAGTCTTTCCTTAAGAGCAAACATTTTTATAAGAACTTCCTCTTGAGTAAATTGAAAATTGTCAACAACCTCAGGATATCCATAATCTGAATCATATCCAGTTAATTTATTTATATCATAATACAGACCAAATAACGAGGTCTTTTTATATGTTCTGCTAGGTAGGATTGTGGTATCTGAAGAAACGTCAAGAACATATTGTCCATCAGAATTTGGACCATAAGTCTGAACTAATTTATACTTACCCGAATTGGAATTATCTAAAACATCACCTACCTGATAGCTCTGGCTATATCCTTTAGACTGTTGTCCTTTTATCTGATTTAGAAATCTTTGATTCTGCTGAAGAGGTGATTCTAATTTTGCACTCTTATATTGTAGGTTTAGCCAATACTCTTTTATTCTTAAATCCTGATATCCAAAGAATCTAATCGCATTGATCAGGCCTTTATAACTTCCTATATATGGAAATATTTCCCCACCCGCTATTAATAACTCTTTCCTCTTGTCATTTATTTCTATGTAATTAGGAAGAGGCTCAGAAGGATCATGGTCTCTAAGTATAATTGAATCTGTTTGATAGAAAGCTCTACCCATGTTTTGTAACATGACGCTAAATCTTTCATCCTCTCCAACTATCTCGCCATAAAAATCCATCTCGATTATTTTTACAGGGATTCCTGTACTAATATCTTCTATGATTAATTTTCTCTCATAGATATTAGATGCTAAGTCAGTTGCATTAATGGCAACATTTATGGATAAAGCCTCAGAATTTACAGAAGAGGTAGAAACGTAACCATTACCAGAAAGTGTATCAGTAGGATTAAGATCTACATTATAGACTAGATTGGGATAACTAACTATCAGAGGGTATCCATCCCCACCCTCAAGCTGGTCTTCTATCTTGTATGTGAATAGTATTTCTGATACATCAGTTTCACCATAGCTATCATTATACCATCTAGATCTCCATTTACCCACAGGAGCTCCGGTAGCTCCCGTAGCTCCTGTAGCTCCTGTAGCTCCTGTATGTGGAAGCCCATATTCTAGATTACCCCCGTTATTAAGGGTTTGAACTATAAATATTTGTTGGTTCTCATAAAGTCCAGATGAAACAGGATCAAAATATATGTTACCCTTAAAATATCCTCCAGGTCTATTAGAATATGTTGTACTAAAATAAATTTGATTATTTAGACTTATTAATCTTTGACCATTAATACTATTAAGTTCAAAGCTAACTCTTAGGTATGTTGAATTATTTACAACAGAGGATATTTTAGCTTCAAATTCCCCCTGATTTGCTATTCTACCTTTAATGTACACATCTGCACCATTAAGTATAGCGCTGTTTATAGAATCACCCCAAGCTACAATATTAAACCCGTTTACATCAGCTATATTCAAATCAATATAGCCTGGATTAATGTCCAGCTGGCTAACAGATACCTGGCCGTCCGAAGAAACCGATGATGAAGTTATGTATATAAACTTCTGATCAAGTTCACTAGGACCTGTTGCCCCAATGTAGTCAAAGTTTAACGGGCTTCCAGTCTTATCATAAAAATTAAGCCTTCTATAGAAAAATTCTGACATATTCTAAAAAACCCTTTTATTATTTCTTTTAACCGTGTAATTAACAAAATTCTTAATCTGTTTAGTTGTTTCGACCAGGCCAAAAACTACTCTATTAAAATATCCAAGTATTCCTTCTTTAATAGGGTCTCTATAAAGAACGTTAGATAAAGATCTTTTTAATAACTGATCTCTATAATCAAATCCGTTATAAAGATTGTCGTTAAAGCTATCCCTTATATCATAAATATTCTGGGTAGGATCAAATTCATAGTACCTTCTTTCTACCGGAATTTTTGGCATTAATTTCATAATAGTTTTATATTCCAACATATCAGAGCAAGGTGCATATTTGTATTCACCCAAACCGCTAGAAAGTATCCTCCTGTATCCAGAGCATCCTATATTATAAGATCTATCAGAAGCAAGTTCTGATGTTGGGTATAAATCCTTAGCATCGTAGAAAGTGGTGTTATCAGTTCTTGGTTTTATTCCAGCAACTGTATAGTTTACTCCCTTCTTAAGGTCGGGGAAAAATGGAGAATAGTTGTTCATTAGTTATTGTTTATAAGTTGAGATTTCATTTCAGCATTTAGAGACATGTTGAAATTCACAGGTATTACTTTAGCAATACTTACATTAAGAGCTCCGGGTTTACCCTGAACTATACCCTGCTGATAATTTGTACCATTTCTATCTGTCCATCCACCTCTCAAAACAACAAGGTCATTTCTACCTATTATAATATCGCCAAATTCATTAATCCCAACCTGTTGCTGTAGCTGCATATCGGAAACGTTGGTTAAACTCCTAAGCAAAGTTTGATTCTTTTCGTTTGCTTCCCCAACAAAATAGAATGAAACAGAATCTACACCCTCTACCGATTCAACCAAAGCTATTATATCAGATTTAGGAATGAAATCTCTTCTTTTTAGATTTAACATATACTCGGAAACTTTCTTTCTTATAGCTTGTCTTATCGTCTCAGGATCATATCCTTCAAACATAGTAATCACCACGTTTGCCACGTATCTTTTAATTTGTGGTTCTACTATTCTAACAACAGTTGTTGCTATCATAGACCCAGAATCCTCAATAAGATTTATTATCTTAGTTTTCTGATTAGTACTAAGTAAAAAGTCAGACACCGGAATATCGAAATAATCCTCATTAGAAGATATGTTTAATGTTATATCAGGAACCAAGAAAATATAGATAACGTTATCATCATCTAAGTAATCATCATCGAATGTTGAAAATGCTTGAATTTGTGAGAATATCCCAAGTTTATTTAGAAAAATCTCGTAATTTTGTGCATTAGCAAAAACGAAAGATCTACTTGTCTTTGGAGCAACTAATCTTATTAAATTTGTTGTTTCTGGGTTAGTACCAAAAGAAGGGTCTATAGAATTAAGAGCATCGATATAGTTGTTTAGATCTACTTCAGAACCAAATAAATCAGTTCCGCTAGAAACGAATTTATACGTTAAAGGTTTTTCCTTAGTTGAAATAGCGTTACCTGATCCTCCAGATGTTTGAAGATATTCTATTCTTATTCTTGATCCTCTTTGAGGCACCATACCAAAATTAGAATTACCAAAATAAACATCCAGACCTTCTTGAATCCCTGTTCTAACCATAAAGCCTTTTCCGTTTAAAGGTATATCATAGAGTGAATCGTACCTTCTCCATTTTTCCTCATTGACGTAAACATCAACATAGAATTGATCCAAATAAGATCCTGATGAAGATGGAAGGTTGAAACTCTGTAAAGCGTTTCCTGTTCCTGTTACAACAGAGCTAATAAAATCACCTTGAGCTACTTTAACTCTAAGAGGGCTTGGACTACCTCCAAGCTGAATTGTTACCCTTGATGATCCGAAAACTAAAGAGTATAATTTACCATTTTCCTGACATCTGATTTGTGCGTAGTTGTTGATTATAACTGCGCTTCCACCTATATCTGATTGTCTTCTATTCCAAGATAATGTTACCTCTCCTTGAGCAGTACTTGCTCTGCCCGGATCATATCCAGCTATTCGAGCTAAACTTCTAACCGAATAATCTCTAGTTGCTTGCTCTATATTTAACTCAGTTATAGAATCCTCTATAAAATATAGAATCATCTGAGAAAGGTTTTGCAAAACAAAAAGAATCTGTCCCCAAGCTGATGCTACAGTAAACAGATTTGTCGTTTGATTATACGTGTCCTGCAGGAAAGAAAACGTGTCATTTAATAGACCGTTAATCAGGATGTTATTCTTCTTAAAAATATTCATTTCTATATATTAGGTTATTCTTAGTGTGACTAGAGGACTTAATCCACCGTCTACTGGTATTCTAAAATCTATTGTTGCTATGTCTCTTTCTGTTCCAACATAAAATTTAAGATCGTATGATCCTCCAAGTTTGCTAAAAAGAGGTATATAGTTTTTTAAAAATAGATCCATCTCTTTTCTTATGCTAGATTCAGATAAATTTAAACTAAATATTAGTTCCTCTAGATTAAGCCCAAATTTAGTGTCGCCAAGTACCTCTCCTTTATTAGTAAGAAGCATCATTTTTAATTGGCCAATACAAATTTCTACCGGATCGGTTGTTTCGATCTGGAACGGGTTGTAGCTTGGGTCTAGTGGATCCCTGTTATAAATCTCTCTCATAGAAAATCTTTCGCATTATATATCGTAGGTTTTAAACACGCTGAACGTAAACAAAAAACCTCTCGTTTTTAAAAAAGCGAGAGGTTTCGTTATAATAAGCACTATATTAATTCCATTGAAGGAAGTAACTAGGAGTATTTTCACCGTTAATCATATCCATAACTTCTTGTAATTCAGTTTCCCCCGTAGTTCTGATATCAGAAGCATTTATTTGAACCCCACCTGGTAAATTATAGGTAAACACAGAAAGCATGTTTGCTAATGCTATTTTAGATTTAGCGATGCAATATCTAACAAAAAGCTCATCTGCAAAAAGATCATCATCATTTAGTGCAACAAAGCATCTAACAGATACATCGGTACCGCCAGACCCAAATCCTTGAGCAAGCTGTCCCTTACCAGATCTACCCGGATCCCTACCCGAAATGGTTAATTTTTTGCTATTTTTATTCCATTTAAAAGCAAAAGTCTCTAATAGATATGCTTTAGCTAAATCGAAATATGAGTACATAACAGTACGGTAAACTAAGTTATCCCCAACAAAAGGAGAAAGTAATAATTCGGATCCAAGTAATTTAGAATCACTAAAATCCCTATCTGGATTACCTGATATACCAGAGCCACCAACTTCTCTAACGTCATATACGCTAATAATAGATTCTGGTAATTTTATTTGTCGGGTTGCTCTAAATTCAGGATGTCTAAATATTTCATTTTGTAAAATAAAAACTCTATCCTCAACAGCATATTGATAATTATCAAAAAACCATGCTTTGGCTCTTTTGATTATTCTTTTTGTTTCCTGCTGATTTAGATTATACGGAAGGGCACAGCTAAAAGAAAGTGCGTCTTCTATTTCTTGTATTAATTCTTCTTCGGTCATCTTTTAGCGGTTATTTTTTAAAAGTTCATGTTTCCAAATCTTGGATTATTGTATCTATCATTTAGAT